ATACTTTGGTGCTCATCATGAAGGTTTTCTCGGTCTTATTATTATTGTGTCTGGTGTTATTGCCATCATTGGAATTGCTTTAGGGCTATTCAAAGGTATTATTCGTTTCATTGCTCGTTCTGCACGAAACGATTAAATTGTTTTGCATCTGCCCAAACTGCTGCTCTAATCAGAAGTGCCAGTTCTTTATCTCTTTTTATCGCCGATTTAACCGCTTTTTTAAAATAGCTCATTCCATACTCCCATGCGTGAATGTGTCCCCGCTCAATCAAAAAAGATATTGCATCCTCTATTTGCCCCCCATCGCCACTGCTTCCATTTGGGTAGGCAGTTGGACGAAAAAATCTTTATTTACCTCTTTAAAGGCCTCTAAAACTTTTGTGTAGTTGTTAGCGCTTTCAACAAGATCTTCTAATTTGGTTCCTTCTGGCAATTCTATACAATTTTTCCATACTTTGAGCATTGTATCGTAATCACCGACTAAAATATTGGCCAAAAATTCTGTCTCTTCAAACCAAATCTTGGCCTGGTAAATATCTTTTGCCGAAAGTTCCTTTACTTTTATTTCTTTGCCATCAATTACAATAGTTTTTTCTAGCCTCATTTACTCCTCCCTGCCTGTCGTCGGGCTATACATTATAATCTTCTACTACATAAGGCTCACTCTGCCCGGAAGGAGTAACTAATGTTCCTTCAAATTCAAGAGTGCCAAAATCATCAGCTAAAAAGTCAATTTCTGAAGAAGGTGTAAATACTGCTTTATAGACACGCACCTTGCAGTTTTTCCCATTTGCCCAATTTTTGCCGTTCAAAACAAACGCACCCTGCACTGTAGGTTTCTTTGAACCTGCCACTTTTTGATATGTTTTTGCCTCATAGCTGTAGTCCACTTTTAAAACTTGTCCTTCTGTAATATCTCCGCTAGATAGTGCTTTTATCATTCCCATGTCGTAATCTACTACATAGCAGTGATAGAACCCTCATTAATCTCTTGAAGTGATGCCTCTCCTAAAAGTGCCATAGCTAAAGTATTTTTATCAAAATCATCCAGCGTGAAACTTATTTTTGCAGGCTGATGTAAATAAACAGTATCAAGTGCTTGGCCATATGTATCCTTCATTTTGGAAAGACGTTCCTTTTTTTCAGTTGCTTCTTGAATAGCAAATTTAGTAGCATTGCCAATTTGCACCCAACCTGTGCTATTGCCCTCATCGTCAAATCTATCAAACCAAAGGTCTCCAGCTCCTATAAATCCAGCCATTTTTTATCCCTCCTTCGTAATATTTATTCCCATTTTTTAAAATTACACTCTCCATTTTTAGTATCTAGTTCAATATATGTGCAGCTATCAAGCCAATCACCACAATTAACTATGAGTTGTCCATTCTCAATTTCCATTATGCTTGCATAGTGAGTATGCCCCATTACTATTGTGGTGTGAGAAATATTGCGTTCTGCAAAATCAAACACATTGCTGTATATCATACCAATTGACTTGTGCCATTTTTCTCTATTGTATTGTTTCCAATGTGAAGGGGGTTTAAAAAACCAGGGGGCAATCTTTCTCAAAAATCGCCACGGCCACCAGCCACAAAGTGAATCAAACTGGTGGCCATGAGTAAACAATACATTGCCCAGAAGAAAATGGGAAGGCGTTTCACAGCTAACGCCCAACAACTTTTGAATTGTTTTGCTCAGTTCTGGGTCGTGATTTCCTTTTAGCAAATAACATTTACCACTTAAAATAAGTTTCTTTAATGCTTTCAATAATAAAGGACCTGTTTTTGATTCCATTATTTCTTTTTCTGTGCAACGCACTCTGTCTATTATGTCCCCTACACCCACTATTAAATCTGCCACATCTAAGGCATAATCTACAAAGCCCAGAAACTTTCTGTTTGTATAAGGGATGTGAGTGTCTGAAAAAACGATTATTTTCATAATATCCCTTAGGCTTCCTCCCTTACTTCTGTCTCATATACCTGCCCAAAAGCCACTATGCGCTCATCATGATACAGTAGCCTTTCCCTCGTAATACTCAGGGGCGTCATTTTAAAATCAGCGAAACGCACATTATTTAATGCCTCTTTAGTTGTTTCTAAAAATGTATAAACTTCTTGTCGAGCCTTATCCTTTCTGAAACTCTCACATGCCACAATTACTGTCCAACGCATCCGCCTTCTGAGTATTAAATTTTGTCTATCAAAATCTCCCCCCTCATACACTACTAATGCACAAGGCATAAGCCCCAGTATTTCTTTATAAGTTTGCCGTGCAAATTCTCCTTCATATCCCTTGACTGTCCTGAAATCTGCTATTGTCTTAATTTTATCTACAATCGCTTGCTCAAACTCATTCAGCATTACACCTTGCCGCCTGACATCAAGTTGTGTAAATGCCTTTTTAAAATAGCAAATACTGCTTCCTCATCCTCACTTGGCAAATATTCATCTGGCAGAAGCCTTCTAATGGGTATATATTTAGTCCCAAACTGATGAAACCGTGCATAAAACCCATCTTCATATGTGCCAATTCTAGCACTCTCTTTATCTGCTTTTGGTGTAAAGCTGTCCTGCATTATACCTGTATCACGTAAAATCTGTGCTACTGGCCCCGACCCCTTACCTTTTCTTCTTCTTTTTAAAGTGCTTGGTTTAAGTGGTTTCCAGGGCTCACCGTAAGGGTCTTCCTCTTCACGCCACTTAAGCTGCCAATTTGCTAAAAGCTCTTCCGCTATCTCACGCATCACAGGTGTTAAATCAGAAAACCCTGCCTGTAGCCTTCTTAACATTCCTTGCACACGTTCTAGGCCTTTGGGTTCAATTTCTATATGCATTTAAAAATCCTTTAAGCTTCCTCTAGTGAAAATACGTTCATTAGCCGTAATCTCTGGTTTATTCTCTTGAGGCACATCCACCTCTTGAGATATACCTAAAGAAGCTATACCCTTAGCAATATCTTTCAAAAACCTCACAGCATCCTCATAATTTTGCCTTCTTTCCTCTGTCGGCGCCCTGCGTCTGCTTTCTAAAAAATACACCGTCATATCAACCGCTATCTTTTTAAGAACTTCAGGCACTACCTCCAAAGGCAATTTATATCGGGCCCCGAGATAGCTATCTATAATAGCCTCTGCCTGACTAATACAGGCATTCACCCGCTCCGTATTGATAGACCCAAGTTCTTCATCATCCGTTAAACTTATCAACTCCTCTTCACTTATCTGACTAAAAAGATCATCTTGTGTTATATAAATACCCATCCTAACCTCTTCTTAAAAATCGCTTCTAAGGTGTTCAAAACGCGTTATAAACAGGGGGTCGGAACAAAACAGGTAGAAGAATATACAATCACCCCCTCCTCTTTTTTCTGAGCCGTTTCTGTTTCTATTTTTTTATTTTTTCCTCTACATTTTTGTATTATTTTGCCCTAACCCCTATTCAAACCATAATTTTTTAATCAAGGTATGGCAGTACTAAAAGCTCCACTGCCTTATACAGCACGTTAGTAGAACCGCTTATCTCCCGGCTATGAAGCAAGGTTTCAGCCGCATCTCTATTAGAAGGCCCCACTACCATCAGATTTGGTGTAATTCTTAAGGGCACGCCATGTTCATTTTTTATACTTTCCATTGCCTTTCTTGCGTCTTTAAAATTATCCGAGGTCAACTCTGCCTTACTGCCAAATGCCTGCATCCAAAAGCCATAGCCAGCATTACCTCTGTAATCCACGCCATAGAGAAATTCTTTTCGCAAAAAGACATTTGAATCTGTAGGTCTATCAAGGGCCACAAACTCCGGTTGCCGTCTAAACTGCATAATCAATGGTTTCACTGGCTTGGTGGTATCAAGCAGAAACCAAGCCGCTCCACTTCCAGTCTGTATGTTGCTATAAGTAGTCTTGCCAATTTTATGGCTGTCATTAAAAAAAGACTTCCCATCAAAACACTTCCTGCTAAACCCTTCTTTCAGCAAAGTAAAAACAAGTTCATCTGGATGCTGTTTGGCCGCACTAGCCAGCTGTTGAATAATTGGTTTGTAAACGCCAATGTTATCATCTTCAATATCATCTCGATCAACCGCTACAGTTGCCTCAAAAGGCTTATTTACAACTTCATAAGAAAATGCCGAAAGATTTTTAACCTGCCTTTCACCAATCCATTCTCTCAGTGTAGGCAGTGCCCCCAACCATTTGTAATCATTACTTTTTGTTGTAGATGGCACCCTGGTTGCCACCTGTTCCCAAAAAGTTTTTGTAATTTCAAGCTGCTGATTAAAAATGGTCTTAAAATTTACATAAATGCCTTGTAATGTTTGCTGATTTATAATCATCTCTTATCCTCCTACTTATAAAATTCTACCCAAACGCCTTCATCATCCACATCAAACACCTTGCCGGCCACACTCCTTGTGCCACTGCCATTTGTCTTAGCTACCGTTTCATCGTCAACTAAATAGCAATCACTCCCTATATCAGCCCTGGTAATTTCATCATCAGAAGAAGAATTGTTATATCTAAAAATCCCCCTTCTCACATTTACAAATACATCTCCATCACTCCCGTCGCTATTATCCACATATTCCTCCGCCCGTCCAATACAAACTAATCCCGTAGCCTCCGCAGCCGGTTTGGCATATCCGCCATCAAGGACTACCATGCCCCCGGCATAAATCTTCACCCCTCCTTTAACAGGCAATTGCCTCAGAAACGTATAAAAGGGGCAAATTTGCGGTGTGTCTCTATCTGCGCTTAAACTCATCTTATCCCTCCTTTAAGGCATATTTTTTTATATCATCAACACTTATTTCCATCTGCTTGGCAATCATAATGGTTGCATCATCAAGGCCATCTGTATTCTGCTTAACTGGTTTAGCTATGCCATCACCAACAGGCACTATTTGAGGTGCCTTCTGGACATATACCTTAAACCCTTCAATGTCCTTTCTGGCATAGTCTAAGGCCCACTCTTTCTGGGCAGGTGTAATCTTGCCCTCTTTTAAAGCCATCTCTACTATCTCTTCAATTTCTTTTGCCAAAAGTTTTTCTTTTAACTCCTTGACTTCTTTTGCCAAATCATTACTTGTCTTCATGCCCTGCTTAAATGCCAAAATGGATGCTTTCACCTCAGAAATACCAGCATCTTCTTTTAACTCAAGCAGCTCCAGAATCTCTTTAGGAATAGCGTCTTTCTTTTGTTTATAGGCCTTAATAGCCTTTAATGCCTCGTCTTCTGACGATACCCCCAGGATTTCAAAAATTTTTTTCATAGCTTCCTCCTCTTTTTGTTTATTTATTAAAGGCTTTGCATTTATGGTGGCAGGAAGATTGGTTAAGGCCACTGTTTGGATGTAAATCGCCCGTCCACTCTCCTCATCAACATAGACTACAGGTGAAAAATAGCGATATTCTTTGTTAGCAATATATTGTTTTGCCCTTTCTGTCCATTCAACTTTTGCATGAACGCCATCTTCCCCTACATATAAATCCTTAATCCAGCCCGCCGCAGGTGCTTGTACATCCTTTAATGTTTGATGCTCATAATCAATCACAATATCATTCCCAATCTCTCTAAAAATAGACAAAACCAAAGCTGCTGCTTTCTCATCAACTACATATTTACCCTTAGTTGTTTCCACCTCTCCAAAGGGCAAAAGCAAAATATCTGTTGGCACATCGTTTTCTGCTTTAAAGGCAAGGGCCTTTGCAGTCTGCTTCTTTGCATCAACTAGCTCTAAGAGCCTGCCTGCGGCTTCAAAAATATCTCTCTCTCCTTGTTGTGCAGCTCTTTGCCTAATAGCAATTAGCCCACTTCTATATACATTCCCGTTTTTCCCAAATGGATACTTCCAAGCCTCTTTAGTTTCAGGATTGGCATCTGTGTCATGACCTAAAAACCACTTTTTATAGACATCATATTTAGGTGGGTCTCCCAGTAAGGCATTGCCATCATCAGCAGAAAAGCTCCAGGCATCTTTTTTATTTACCTTCCCTTGTCTGATAAGGCTTAAAGCATGCCGATAGCCGGCCTGATTTAAAACAATAGGCATATTGCCCCCCTTCTATTTTTAAAAACTATAAATGTTAGCTTAGTAGCG